GCGGCGTGCTGCTGGCGCCCGAAGTTAGCACGGACATTATTGGGCTGCTATACGCCAACACGGTAGTGCGCGGTAGCGGCGCGCCCGTGGTGAACATGCCAACGGGGCTCATGGACATCCCGCGGGTAGTTGAAGGGGACGAAGCGCATTATATAGGCGAAGGCGCACCAGCACCGACCACGAGCATGAAGTTCGGCAAGGTGACGCTGGTCGCGAAAAAGTTGGCGGCGTTCGTCCCGATTTCCAATTCATTGCTGCGGTTTGACACGGCGGGCCAAGCGGACACAATCGTGCGCAATGACTTAGCGCGCAAGTTGGCGGTACGCGAAGACAAAGCATTTTTGCGCGGGAGCGGGGCGGAAGGCGAACCCAAAGGCATGCGGTACGCGTGCGACCCAACCAACGTCACGGCTAGCGCGGGCACGTCGCTGGCGCAAATACGCACGGACTTGAAGGACTTGCTGAACGCATTGGCGACCAAAAACGTGCCCATGACCAACGTTAACTGGTTCATGAACCCCGCGGTGGCTAACTATTTGCGCCTTGCCGTGTCCGACGGCAACGGCAACCTTGTTTTTGGCGCGGAGTTGGCGCAAGGGCGGCTCATGGGCTATCCCGTGCGGCTTACCACGAGCATACCCACGGGGCTAGGTAGCGGCGGGGACGAAACCGAGGTCATACTTGCGGACGTGGCGGAGACCGTTATAGGCGAAACCACGCAAATTTTAATCTCCGCAAGCGAAGAGACCGCGTACTACGACGAAAGCGGCAACGTTGTGTCGGCGTTCCAGTCCGACATGACCGTAGTGCGCGCAATCACGGAGCACGACTTTGCGCTGCGGCACGCGCAGGCTGTCGCGGTGAAAACGGGCGTAAAATGGTACTAGTACCATCACGATAGGGCAACGCATGAGCACGTTTGAAAAGTTCGACATTGTTGCGGCGACCATTACGGGGGCGGCGTTCGCGCCGCAATCGGTAACAAGCGGGACCCCGATTAACGGCGAAACCATAGACAAAGAAGCGTCAAACGTTAACGCAACGCATGCGGCGGTCGTACTGGTAGGTACGGCGACACTGAGCAGCGGCGCAACGCTGACGTTAACCGTAGCGCGGGAAACGGCGGACAGTTCTGGGTTCGCGGGGTCTACGGTTACCACCGCGGGCACGGTGACCATTAGTTCGAGCGGCCCATTTGCGGCGGCCGTACGCGTAGACGTTACCACGGCAAAGCGGTATCTGCGCGCACGGGTAACACCAACGTTAAGCGCGCCAGGTACGGACTCGGCGACGGTCGGCGCGGCGTATATGCTTGCGGGGTTGAGCGTGGTCTAAGCCCAAAGGGCTGTGTGTCATGGCGGGGCGTGTGCCTGCGGCTGTCGCGGGTACACGCCTTTTTTAGTTAGGGGCTTGGCGCGGTGCTTAAAATAGAAAAGAAAACGGCGCGGCGGTACCTAGCGGAACCGTTGGGCGTGCTGGCGCAGTTCCAAATAGACGCAGCGGAGCGCGACTTTGTGGAGCGGTGCGTTTTGCAAGCGTCGGAAACGTTGGAGCGGTTCGTAGGGCGTACACTAGCACGGGCCAAAATACGGGAGCGGTTTTGGGCGCCGAATATGCGCGCGGGCGACGGGCTTGTACTTGCGGCGTACCCAATCGTGTCGGTCTTGCAGGTGAAGGTCGACGGGCTTGGCGCAATTGACTTAAGCGGGGTGGACATGGTGGCGGCGGAGGGCGGAATATTGCGGTGGCTAGACGGTAGCGGCGTGCGGTGGTCTAGGGGTAACATTGAGGTGGTGTACGTTGCGGGTTGGGTCGGCTACTACGCGGGGGACACGGCTCCGCCAGTAGACGGCGAATTAAGCGACGGGGCGCCAAACGTGCCCGCGGACGTTGAGCGGATTGTGGCGGACTTGGCTGGCATTTTCTACGACGACCGTAAGCGCAACCTGTTGCGCGTAAGCGAAAGCGAAGGCGACGTCAGCGTTTCCTATAGGTCGGTGGACGAGTTTTTAGTGGAACGGGCGGGGCGATTGCGGTCACTATGGTGAACAATAGGGGCATGCACAAGACTAGGGCGCAGGTTTGGGTGGCCCAACGGGTTTATGACGGGCGGGGCGCGTGGCGCATGGAATGGCAAGACTTAGGCGCGCGCATATGGTGCAGGATGGTGCCGTCAAGCACGGCGGAAATACAGGCGGGCGGCTTGCCGCAAAATGTGCGTTATTACACGGTTTTTTTGGATTACGGCGCAAGCATAGAGCGCGGGGACAAAATACGAATAGGCGCAAACGAATATATAGTCGAGTCGGTCGTGGTGCAAAGTGAAGGCGGCAAAAAGGTCATAGTACGGGGGACGGAACGTGGCCAGTAGGTTCAAGCCAAACCCGCAATTTATTGCACGGGTAGTCGGCGAGTTGGAAGGCATCGGCAAGCGACTAGGCGCGGGGCTGGTCGGCGAAATCACTAAGGTGCTGAACGTGCGGCAACCCGTGGCATTTGTCACGAGCAAAAAAACGGGGAACAGGTACATAGTCGGGCTCGAGCCGTCACAACCTGGCGAACCCCCGCGGATGCTAACGGGGCGGTTGCGCGATTCAATAAGTTACGCGGTCGAACGCGACGGGAATAAGGTCGTGGTGAATTTACGGGCTGCGACGAATTACGCGGCACGGTTGGAGTTCGGCTTTGTTGGCGTGGACAGGCTAGGGCGAAGGTACACGCAAGCGCCTAGGCCGTACATGCTGAGCACAATTTCAAAGGAATGGCAGCGCGTACTGTACGAAGCGGCAAAGGGATAGGGCTAGGCTTATGCTGGCGGATTGGATAGGTGAGGCGTTATACCAATATTTGGCAAGCAATGCGACGGTGGCGGCAATGGTGAGCACGTACGACGGGCGGCCGGCCGTATTCTTCGGGGATTCGGTGCCCGAAGGGGCGGACTTGCCGTTCATTTGGGTGCAACCAGCGCTGGCGGACAGCGCGGCGGATAGCAAAACAACGCGGGCGCGGGTGCGGCGGTACGTGCTAGGCATATACGCGGCGGCGGACGGGAGGGCGGCATGGGTAGACGACGCGTCGGAACGGCTACGCGGCGAATTGCACCGCGCGAGCATTATATCGGGCGAGGGCGCGTTCGTGGTTACGGCGGCGGACATTGTAGGGGCGGCGCCTAGTAGCGAGCAGATAGTCGGGCGGCTGATACAGTTCACGGTGCGGTTCGCCGAACGGTAGGGCTGCGGTTATGCGCGCGCGCATAAACATTTGAACCATTGCATAAAATATAAACGAGCGCGTATATTATGGCATAGGCGCGGAGGGTTAAACGGTGTACACATACCCAACCACGTTAGCAACGTACACGGACATAGACAAGAACATGACGGCGTTAACGGGCGTGGCGGAGTTCGCGTTGGGCGACCGCGGCGTGCTATACATTAAGGCGGTCGGCGGAGGTGCTACTGTGCGAATACATAGGCGCGGCGGTGGCGGGTATTACCCAGACGTTGCGTTCGATACCATCACGATGGCGGCCAATTCTATTTGGGCGGTGTTTAACAGTTCGCGGTACGGCGGCATTGTTAAGGTTGAAAAGGTAAGCGGAGACGTGCGGTTTAAGGCGTTGGCAAAATAGCGCGGCGGGGTGAACGGTATGGCTACAATTAGCGCGACAAGATTCTTGGACGAGGCCCAGGGCGCGTTTGCGCTGACGGGGTGGACGGCGTTGGAAGCGTTGCCAGCGGAAAATGTTTATAAAAAGCAAGGCGGGGCGTGGCTACTATTGCGGAACACGAGCGCGGACACGGACGCCACGGTAACCATTGGGGCGGCGGCCGAAATGATTCGCGCAACCGATAGCGGCGTAATGGGGCAAACTGGCGGGGTACAGGTCACACTAGAAAAAGGCGGGTACGCGTACGCGTTCAATGTGGACGCAGTGAGCGGCGATGTTAAAATCACAACGAGCAGCACAACGGTGCAAGCGTTGGCGTTCGTATTTGTGAGGTAGTGCCATGCGGCAAATTAATTTGCGAAAAACCCCGTTCGCGGAGTTAACGTTTGAAGCGGCAACGGGCACGGTAGAGTTGCCGTGGCGGTCGTGGCTCGTCGGCGAAAATACAAACGCGGGGCTAACGGCAACCATAACATTCCCGCGGCGGATTCAAATGGCGCGCGGGCGGTGGCGGCCCGAAGAGAAGACGGTCGCGGTGCCTGTCGCGCCGTTGGTCGTGCTGCGGGTCGTTGAGCCAGTAACGGTAACGCTGAGCGGTTCGGGCTTTAGCGGCACAGTGTTCACGGACATGTGGGCGGCGCGGACGTTCGATAATCGTTACACGCCAATCGTGGCCATGGAACCGTATGCGTTTTATTCGGGCAATTGGCAAGTTATGAACACGGGGCACACGGACCTGCGGTTTTCGGCTGGGCTGGTCCTGTTCGATAACCCAAACCCAACCCTAGCGTTTAGGCTGCTGCCAAAAGGTGCGGGCGCAGCGGCGGATTGGGTAACCATCCCGTTGGAAACCTTGCCCATTTTGAACAACAATAGGCGCACGGTGATTAATACCACCCCAGCGACCATTTCAATGATGCGCGGCGGTACGGGCTACGACCTAAGCACGGCGCCGCCAGCGAATGTTAAAATTGCATTTTTAGTCGAGCCTGGCATATAGTAAAGGGGCCTGCTTGCGGGCGTGTAGGTTAGAGCACTATGGCGAACGAAATTAACGGCAGTAGGATTTTGGTGTATGCGTCGGCGGACGGGACGACGTTCGTGCCGTTAGCGGCGCAACGCGGCGGGTCGCGAACGCGGAACCGCAACGCGATAGACGTTTCAAGCAAGGCGGACGACGCGCAGCGCGTTATTAACGGGCGTTATTCTAGCACGGTAAGCGTGGACGGGCTGTGGATTCTTAGCGACGCGGCGTTAACCATGCTACAGTCGGCGGTGCAAAACGGCGACCCCGTTTATTTGCGGCTTTACATTGACGGCGTGGCGAAGGAAGAAGCGGAGGCCGTTTGCACGGACTTGACCGAAAACTATCCCGACCAAGACGTGACCACGTACACGGCCGCGTTCACGGTGAGCGGTAAGTGGGCGACGGTATAGCGGTCGCACGGCTAACGGGCGGCGACATATTCCCCGCTGGGCGGGAAAGGAGACGGTATGGCGCGGTATGTTGAGGTCAACGTTGGCGGTAAAAAGTACGCGGCGGCGCTGAACACCACGGCGTTGCGCGTATTGGAAGAAGTGCACGGCATTAACCCGACCGAAGTTGCCAATGCGACGGGTCGGGTTAGTTTTTTGGGTCGGTTTTTCCATGCGCTGCTGGAAGGTGGGCGCGTCGCGGCAAGGGCCAACGGTATAAGCGACGCGGAAAATGCACGGCGGCGGCTTGACTTGGAAGACGCCGAAGCCATAGTCGACGAAATCATGGGCGCGGGCGGCGTGGTGAATACGGACACGTTCGGCGCGGTAAGCATAGCGGACTTTTTTGCCAAGGTTTCGGAAATGTCGGCGTTCCGATACGTGCGGGACAAGGAGCCCGTAGACAATGGGAGCGCGGACGGGGGAAACGCGGCGACGGGGGCGGCGGGGGAATAGCGGAGCCGTACTACGTCGGCGCAATGCGCACGGCACTACGGGCGGGCATTAGCGAAGCGCAGGCGTGGGCCATGACGGTGGGGGAAATAGGCGACGCGGCGGCGTTAGCACACGAACGGGCGGAATCCGAAGAGATTGCGCGGGTACGGCTGGCGTACTACACGGCTATTTTCGAACGGCAGGAGCGGTTAAAGCCACTCGAGTTTTACCTTGCGCGCGCGGGGGCGCGTAAACCACCAACACGGGAAGAATACGAGGCGGTCAAGGCTGAAGCGCTGGCGCTGTGGCAAGCGGACACAAAACCCAAAGCGGTAGCGCGCGGCGCGGCACGAAAAAGCAAGGAAGGCGGCGACTAGGCCGACATAATGGGCCAAATTGGCGCGTGTATTATATCGGGGCGGGGGGCGATCGCGGCTCCTAGGGCATTCTAGGCCCATATTTTTTTGGGGGCAATATGCGAAAATTGCCGTACGGCGGGGGATTTGGCTATTTTGCGCGTACGCGGTTGTCGGCGTGCACGTGGTCGTCGGGGTAGTTGTATTTTACCCAGTCGAAATACTTGGCGGCAATAGGGCCAAGCACGGCGGACGGGATAATTTTGCCAGTGGTGCGGTGTATGGCGTAGAAGTCCACGGCTATGCCGCCATATTCGGGCAAGTGCTTAGACGTGCGGGATACGGCGCCACCTTGGTCGGTGTACCCAAGGCGGGCGGCAAGGGCTTCATTTTCGGACGGGAGGCGGGTGCCGCATGTTATTTTTATTATTACGTCGTTGCCCAGTTCGCGGTTTAGGTGCGCGCGTAGTTGTTCAAGGGACACCAATAGGGTCGGGTGCACGATTACCAACCCAGTTGTTTTACTTTCAAATTCGTTTAGGCTGAAGTTCGACACAAGTTGCCCGTTTAGGTCGGTGAACAGTTTAATGTGGTTCGATTCCGTAAGCATTACCCAAAAACCCCGTAAAGAATGCCCAAGGCTGCGCCCGCGCAAAACACGGCGAAATAAATCAGGGCGCGGACAATAAGCGGGATAAGGTGCTGGCTGCCGCGGGCAATGTGGCGGACTTCGTTCAGCATGGTCTTAACCCTTAAGCGCGGACAGTATAACGGTTTTTTGCGTTTCGAGCCAAGTGTTGAATTTGTCGCGGAACGAAGCGGCTAGGTTTATCTCTTCGCGTAGGTGCAAATGCCAGGCTTTTATGTAATAAACGGGCGCAAGTTTGCGGCCGAAATACGGCACAAGCGTGCAAAGGCAATTAATGTCTTGGTCGGCTATGCCAAAACCGCCAGGGTGGTACGCGGTCTCGTTGCGGTCGTTCACGAACGGCTCGGCTATGGGGCGGACTTGGCCGTCAAGGCGTGAGCCAGGGCTGTGTTCTTCGCGGTGTTTGACGGGTCCTTGGGCAATGACCCACTGAAGGGCATGGCTACCTGCTTGGACAAACGATTCGCGGCGTGCAAACGAGGACGCCGTGTGCACTTCGGTGCGGGCTATAGCGTGCGACCGTACGCCACGGGCATCGTTGAACACGTCCACAATGGCGTCCTGTATTTTCGCAATGGGCAAACCTTCTTGCACGGCGTTGGTTAGCGTGTTTCGTATGCGGCGGCGGAGCGATTCGGTTACGACGCCTTTAATGCGGGTAGCGGCGCGCGTGTTTAAAAATTCAAGCACGGCGGGGCTGGCTAGGTTGAAGTTAATCGTGCCGAGCCCGAAGGATATGCCTGCCGTGTTCCCAATATAGGTCAAAATTTTGGCATATTCGGGTTTTAGGATTTGGACAAGGTCGTCGGTTGAAAGTTGGGCGGCTATGCGCACGGCATCGGTTTCCGAAAGTGATTTTTTAACGTACGCGGGCGCGGCCGTGGCGGTGGTCGGTTGGTCGGGTTGGTCGGGCGGTGTTTCGTCGGCGGGCGGTTCGTCGGTAGACGCGGGGCGGGTGCCAGGTATGCGTTCCCGAATTTGCGCAAGGTTGGACACGATGAACTGGCCGCCACCGTTCGGGAACGGCGGGAGGTCGGCCACGGCGCGCCATTCGTCTAGCGTGAAGGCCATGGGCATGGCGGACATTGCGCGCAGTTGCAGGTCGGCGTCGGCTTGCGCAAGTGGGTAGTAGTCGAGCGCATAGTCGCCAAAGTCGGGCGCAAGTTGGGACTGAAAGGCGGAGCGGAATACTTCAACAATGGGCTCGACCGTGTGCCGTATGAAAAGGTACTCGGCGGCGGAAATGGTCGCACGGTTCGAATTTTGCACGTCGCCCAATAGTTCGGGCGGGATGGCAAAAATGCGCTGAATATAGCGGGCGAGTTCGGTGCGGGCCGACAAGGTCGCCGTAATGTTGAAGTCGTTCGGGAGCACGGTGACCGTGATGTCTTTGCCGCTGATGGCGGCGGCGCGGCCAGTATTGCGGGCGCCACCGTAGCGCTGGGCCCAATCTTGCTCAAGGCGGCGCGCGGCGGCGGGGTCGAACGTGCCCGTGATGAGCAGGTCGGGGCGGGCGCGGTTTTGAATTTGCGCAAGGGTGTACTCGCTGATGGCTTCGTCTAGGGCTATCTCGTCGACTAGTGTTTGCGCAAGTCCTAGCGTTTTGCGGTACGGCGCGGTAAAGTCGGGCAAGTAAATATGCACGACGTCGGCGGGGCTTGCGGCCATCGTGTGGCCGAACAGGCTAAAACTATATTGCGGCGTTTGGCCAAACGCGGGGCGCGCGGTAATGTCGGACTGCGGGACAATCCACAAGGCCGTGACCGTGCCGCTGTCGTCGCGTTGCTTATAGATTAGGACTTCGCCCGTGGTAAGGTATAGCGCGGCGGCAAGGCGGTAAAAGGCCGATTTTCCTATAGCGCACGGGTTCTCTAGTAGCGTTAAAATTGGGGCGGATTCGTCGGCTTCAGTGAACGCGCTGGGGTATTGCCGCGTGATTAGGCGGCGGGTGTCTGGCGCGGACTTTTTCAATAAGCGGAAAGAACGGGCGGCATCGGGTGGCGTGGTATTGGTGGGGGTATAGGCGCGCCAGACGATTTGGGCAACGGCGCCGCCTATTTTGTGGATTATAGCGGCAAGCGTCGGCACACGCGACGCATACTGCGCGGCGATATATGCGTCGCGGGTCGGCACGGGGGTATGCGTGGGCAGGTAGAACGCCATAGGCTCGGGTGCGTTTTGCTTGCGTATGCGCGGCATAGTATTCTTTTAGTATGCGACAAGTCGCGGACCAGAGTTAATTATGCCACGGTTGACTGGCCAAAGTCATAAAAAAGCAATAAAGCGGCGAGGTGCGGGCTATGGCGTTTAACGTACAAGGGGGCGAGATTCGCGTCCCGATAATACTCGAGGGGATGCAAGCGTGGCAGCAGTTGAAGCAAGCGGCGGCCAACGCGGTCAATGCGCTGCGCGGGGTCGACTTGTCGGTCGAACGCATAAAAAACGGGTTGACACGGCTGGGGCCAATCGCGGGCAAGGCATTCCTAGCATACGGCGGCGCGGCCACCACGGTAATACACCAGATCAAC